CCAACATTAGAGTTCGTACCCGGAGCTCCGACAACTACACTTAAACCATCTGCACTCATGCGCAAACTAGTACCAAATTGGTCAGCAGCGTTATATTCACTGATGCCTTTTTGTACCTCTTGTCCCACGACCCATGGGTATTGTTTTTCATATACCTTCCATGTACCGCTAGGTTGTGTACCAAATGGTTGACCTTGCACTGCTGATGTTTGTGCGTCGTTATCGATCCAAATTTTGTCGCCTACACGCCAACCGTTAGGTGGATTATCTAAACCGTAAATACGACTGTCTTCCATGTATCTAAAGCGCATACTATCCATACGGAACAGTATACCTTTGCCAGATTGAGTTGTTAGGCTAGCAATATCTGTCACAGGGCCGTGATATTTTACCAGCATATTTGATGCTGATGTGACTTGTAATACTTGATAGAACCCATCAAACTGCGCATCAAATCCTTTAACTAAAAATACATTGTACTTGGTAAAACCATGTGGATTATCTGTGGTGAATGTAATATAACCGTTTAGGCTATTTGATACTGCGGTAACATGATTGTTTGTTTCTGTTACACGATATACATTCCAATTTTGCGTAAAGTCTTTGGCTACCCAAATTAAGTAACCACTGCCCATGCTACCAATTTTACCATCTAGATCTGTGTAGTTAGTTAGATCAAATATCTGCGTGTCAACATCATTGATATTCACATATCCTGCTGTAGGAATATCATTGTCTACAATGCTATTTTCTGTTCTGTATAATGCGATATTAGCAGTGTAAGAACCATAAGATTTATACAATTGGCTGCTATTAAACACACTAATACCATCAGCAATATTGTTATCTGCTGGGTCCACAAAGCGTGCCACGCTTGGGTTCACACCGAATATGTTCTCATCAAGCGCAATCTCAACAAACGGGTTGCTAGTTAATGCGCCATACTCACCCACACGTACTGCCTATTCTTCGTATAAGGCAATGTTGCTGGTTAAATTGTTAATAGTTGCTTTAGTAAACGCATCGACAGCATTCTTGCTGCCTTTTTGCGCAATATAGCCTTTATAGAATTCAATTTGACTTGTTTCTGTTAAGCCCAAATCAGTAAGGTATTGACGCTCTCTAAAACCTATAAGTGCGTGGCTATATGCTAGTTGTTCCTTGTCGCGTATCTTAGCATAGCTATCATAATATCCTTGACTTTGCACAGCGATTGTGCTAAAATTAGGCAATAGACCTTTTTGTATTTCGGACGCTGACAATACTTGCCAAGATTGGAACTGGAATGATGGATTTGCAGGGGTATCTATTAGGGCAGTATAATATTGTCCTTTATAAGTTACTAAGTCACCTTTAAGGTAATCTTGTCCTTGATTCCAAACATCAACCACACCACTGTTATATACATACCCTTCTGGACTTAGACTACCGTCCCAGTTAGCAGTACGTTGGCCAATTAGTTTTAAACGGAATTGGCGGTTACCGCTTTCCGGTTGGTAGATAACGTCGTTAAACACTGTGGTATTATCAAACACTAGTGTGTGTTCATATCTCACCAGATCAACTTCTACATATCCAATAACACTAGCAGGATCTTGTAGGTTTAGTCTAAATTCTGTAGGAGTTCTATAGACAGAGTAGTTATTATTTTTAACTAGGTTAAAGTTTTGATCAACAACTTTGCTACTATACTGCGCATCTTCGATCCCAGCAGTTACCGCACCCGATGTGACAGCATTTATGGTCGATGACACAGGGCTTACTACTAAGATACTGCCTGCTGTCCACCCCTGTTGCGCCCAGTATAAGAATTCACGAACACTTAGTTTCCAATCTTTAAGTTGTTCTAGTTGTGGCTCTGTTTCTGTAAATGTCCATCCTTGTGCCATTAGGTAACGTTCGTAGCTAATCAAGAAATCTGCGATTTGTTGTGTGCTAGTAAACTCGTAACCATAAGGAACGTTCATCAGCAAGTTTTGATAATCTTTGTAGATTGTTGCTGAACGATTTAATACAGTAATTCTTGAAGCATTGTTGTTTACAATACTTGGAATAATTGTAAAATAACTCTTAGTTAAATCATATCCACGAACGCTATAGCCATTGGTTGTTTTCTCAATGATAACTGCACTGTAAGATATATCGTCTACTGGCACCGGCTTTTCATTTAAATAAACATTATAATTTTCATTTGGTACTAAAATGCTGTCGTTGGTGCTTGTTGGGCTAACTTGTTCAGCAAGTACCTGTAAGAATTTTTGATCAGTATACCCGCCCACTTTGTAAGTTAGGTTTACTTGATAATTTCTTAACATCGGTAATAGATATGTATTCGGATTTACACCTTGGTTAATCAGGTAATCAACAATCCAGTTTAGGTAACCTGCGGTGCGATTTATTATTCCGGAAGTTATGTTACCGTTATAGTCGATCACTCCTTGTGTGATTTGTTTGTTAGTGTCGGCCATTAAATACTGTTCATTAGCTGATACAACACCTTCAGCATCTGTAGATTGTGAATACAATGAATTCAATGGGGTGTAGTTGTAGACATCAATTAAGGTGCCAAAATACTTAGCAGGTTTAGTTAATGCTAATGCTTGTTGAACAGCGAACGGGAATTCGCTACTTATGCGCCAGGCAAATTCTACAGGACCCTGTTGGCCTACTGCCCATGCGCTTCCAGAATTTCTACTGTTAAATGTTCGACACAATAAAGATGCTACACTAATTAAATTACCGTTTTCATCAATAGGAATAATAGTTGACAGTCCAGGTCGAGCATAGTTTAAATCAACTCCTCGGCGATCACCTGCACGAATATAACCCGCTTCTAGATCGTCCCACATAAATTTGTTTGCACCAGTATAAGGTGCGGCACCGTAGTAGCCTTCCCACCAACTTGGCTCACTGGTAAATCCTAACATTTCCCACGGAGTTAAGTGTGGGCGATATGTATCATAAAAGTATTGATAACATGCACGCCAGCTACCTGGTAGTGTTTCGCCGTCAATACGGTCATAGCTCTTACTATAGTTCCAAGTAAACGGGTCGTTGCTATCAAATGTATCATTTAATGTATAGTCTAGATTGTTATTACCAATCCATGACATGAATGGATCACCTAAGATTTGATTGATTTCATTTATAGTGTAATCGCCTGCACGGAATTTGCCCGGAACAACACTAAAAATATCACCAAATGATGTATTAGCTGGTAATTTAATATTGTTGTAGATACGTTTCTCTAATTCTAATAGGAACTCGTCGCGGTAATCACCAAATGTTGGCGTAATGCTACCATCATGTCCGCGTAGAACAGTTGTAGCTGTTCTATAAGTGTCATCTACAAATATCTCAGGAACGAAACTAGGCCATAGCCCTAACTTACTTGGTGTTTCAGGAATATAGTTGCCGTCAGTATTACTGTATTCAACAATCTTAATAATATCACCCACAGTCAGAGTAATAGTAAAATCAATACTAGGGGTATCTGTTCTAAATGAATAATCAACACCTTTAACTAATTGTTGATTATTTAGGTATACTAAAATTGCTCGATTGCTTAATTGTTGATCGTTGAAAATATTTGTAATTTCGTAGTTTAATTTTAACGGATCAAATACTTCAAACCCGTCAATTGCGCCAATTTGTCCTACGATATTTTTAAGTGGGCCGTATGGTACCATATCTGAATAGTACCAAGGGAAGTTTTTGTTTTTAACTAGATTAATTTTATTTAAAATCAAATCAACACTAGCTACAGGATCTGTAGGATCAACCCCAACTAAACTTACTGCTAGTTCTAAGAATTTGTTTTTAAATTTACTGTACTCTTGTTGAGCAAATCTAATACTGCTAATGATGTTTGCTTGTTTATCAATCAAGAATAAACTCGCATACGGAATCGGAGCACTATGTTTAAGAATAGTGCCGCCTTGTTGTTTAACATCAATGTCGCGTAGATTACTTTGTGCTAAAACTTCGCCTTCTAAAATAGTACTGTTTTCAGCAATTACCACTAAGTGGTTGCGTAGTTGACCCAAAGTCAACATATCGATGTCGATATTTTGTGCGTTTAAATCTAAGTTTTGTGGAACTTGATAAAATGCACTAGCACTAATCTCAGAGCTATAAACTAAAATATCAATTTGGTCGTCAACCGTTAACGGTGTTAAAATAGTGATTGTTTTGTCGCTAATAGTCCAATCAGTTGCTGGATTTAAATATGCAAAGTTTTGAAAAACTTTTACATACGGGATAGTTCTTTCGTTACCTGTTGGAGTAATATCAATAGTAAATGGGTTGTTACCAGTTGCATAAACAAAACTGAATAGTTGATATTGTTTACTGTGTTCTGGCACAGTTAGCCAAGTATTCTTAGGTATAAGAGTTTGGCTATCTACCACTTTTTGTAAATAGCCTAAATTAATATTTTTAGTAACAATGCTACTGCTAGAATCTACATAACTGAAAGTATCTGTATTAAAGAAATTTTCAAATTTAATGTCGCCCTGCGTTGTAAAGTTTTTGTAACTCAAATAGAAATTTGTAATAGCATTATTGTCACTGTCATACACCGGAGCGACTGGTCCTCTGCTCAGCACTGAATCAGTGGTCCCTGTTGTAGCACGAACATATCCAAAAAGTTGTGTACCTGTAAATGTGCTGCGGGTGTATGCGCTTAGGCTCTTACCTGTAGCATCTAATACATCAAACAGTGGAGGTTGTTGCAGGTATGTTTTCTGCTGGCTTGAATTCCAATTTATACCATCAAACCACCATTGGCTGCCTTTGTATGAACCTAGTTTAACCACTGTGGTATTGTAGGCAATAATATCCCCGTCATCTGCTTTGGTTAACTCGATATATTTTGTGCCTGTAGGATTGCCGTAATCATCAACGTCGTATTGTACTACTGTTAGTACATAAATTTTGTTTTTAACTAAAGGATCTTCATCTGCGGCAAAAACTACTCGCAGGCCATTAGGATATACTATGTCACCGTTGCTGTTAATAATTTCAATGCCAAATATACTAGTGTATGTTTGACCTTGTAGTTGCGTAAATGCGCTAGTGATGCTAGTGTCTAAAATGTCAATTGGTGCTTTGGCAACACGACCATCGTTATATAGTTGATAGTTTGCTTCAAACTGCACGATAGGACGTTGTCCACGAATACCGTTATCAAATGTAGGTACTGTACTGTTATATGCGGCAGTGGCAGTAATAACATCTATGTGGAACCAACGATTATTACGGGCCCAGGCATTCCGTGCCTTATTAGCACGATTCACTGTGATATAATCTGGGAAGAATTCGCCTGGATAATTTGTAGTTATTTCATCATTGTAGGATTCAGGAGTAACTAATTCATCAACTGGCACTAATTGGATGCCATCAGTAGTGTCACCAACTTGTTCTACATAGAACTGGCGATTCTGATAACTTGCAGGTATTACGTCATCACCAAATTGTACTTTAAGGCCTGACGTAAATTCAACACTATTTGGACTTGTATAGTTGAGCTGACCAATAATATCATTTTCTACATCGATATTCCACCCAGCATAATCAATAATCTTGATAGGTGAATAAATTCTCGCAGAAACACCATCTTGTATCCACAACTGATCACTTTGTGCTGTGATGACAGGTGTCTCGTAAAAGAAACCATCATAGTCTTTGTAGTATTCTTTGTTAGTGTTTTGGACTCCGAATCTGATGTAGACTTTTTCGTCAACTGCCACTGTTTGTTCATGAACTAATTTTAATAATGGATCGCCTTTGGCTATAGCAGTAATAGCTGCGCCAGCAGGGATATCTGTATAGGATGCTGTTACATCCATGATCCCGGTGTCATTTGTTAAGGCATATTCACTGCCGCCTACTGTTTCGCTAATAGTAAGAGTTGTCAGATTAACAACATCTTTTACATAATATGTTGTACCTGATACTATGCCCCCCACTGTTGGCGCACCAATGAATACTATAGGCATATCTGGCACTAAGCCAGCTGTTGATGTAACTGTGATTTCATTGGTGCCTGATGTTGTTGCTGATAAAGCCGTAACTACATCGGTACGCTTAACAACCTCAGCTACACTTGCTGTAAATGTATTTGGAACATACACATACTCTTGACCAACAACTGCATCATACAATAATGATGTTAGTTGAGTACCAACTGTTAAACTTGTGCCTGCTGTGATGTTAGCCGCAACCGGTGCATCTAATTTTAATTTTTGACCAATATCAACATATACCACTCGCCACACATCATAGCGTTCAGCCTCTGCAATCACATCCCCAGCCGAATATCCAGGAACCACATCACCATCACTATCAATAACTGCTGGGTTAGTCCAAGCATCTTCGCCCACGCTAGTCCATGTGCTAACCTCAGTAAAAATTGTATACTTGCCGTTTAGTTGTCCAGTAATACCTGCGTATTGCGGATATTCTGCTAAGAATTGACTTAGTGTTCTATTAGCTAGTTTGTAGTAAGGAATAGGAGTTGCATAGTCTGCGCTGAATACTGTAGGCATATTTACCCAACGATCTTGCGCATAAGTTTGTGGTACACGGAATGTAATAGTACCTTGGTCAGTACCGTTATTATCTACTCCGTAGATGTCGCGCGAGCTTAGTGTAGGTGTGGCACTAACTACGCCATCAACCCCTAATTCAGTTTGGATCCAAAAAGGATAGCCCGGCTGATCAACTACAAATTGATATACACCACCGTGTGCAAAAATAATACTGTTATCAACAACTCCATTGTTCTTAAAGATATATCGACCATTAGCGCCATCACGAGTTACTGTGTAGGTCGCTGTGATATCTACACCGCTTGAGTTAACCTCTACAGCATCAGGACCGTTAGGTAGCCAGTAGTATTGCGAGAAGTTAACCAGTTTGTCGTAACTGATCTTAGGATCAAACGTGTAGTACTCTTGTTCAAATAGTCGACTATGATTATTGGTTAAACCACCATAGTATGAAATTTTGTCAAGAAGATCAGGATAGTCAGCAACAAAAGTGATGTTATTATTTTCATCACGAATGACCACGCCCGGCTCTAACTGATAATTTTGTCTCAGAGGATCTGTTTCAGTTACGTAACTATCACTAGATTTATATGTTGGAGCAAATTTACGCCCCACATACCCATAAAGCGTATCTAAGTTGGGGTCAGTTACTAACTGATCAACCGTGGCTGATAAGAATTTCTTATTAGCATCGCTTTGGAATACTGAGGGTAAAAATTTGTAGGTTTTTCTTGTCGCCATTCTCGTTCCGTCTTTCTATGTTAAGCTACTATAACTGTACCGGTTTGGTTTAGTTGTGCTGCTGTAATTGCTGAAATAATCTGTACGTTGTCCACTGTGGCCGCACTTGTAATAATTTCATTGATGTTTGCATTTACCTGTAACAAGCTACCAAATGCTTCTGCTTGGTTAGCAGGAACAATAGTAATACTTGATACATTTGGTGTTAATTGAACATGTAAATAACTTGCTAGTTCACTGAAATAAAATGTTTCACCGAAGTCCCAGTTTGCTACATCAAAGTATTGATTGATAGCAGCAATTAAGCTGGTTTTAACTTCGTTATCACTAATAACCACATTAGGATTCTTAACTACTTTAAATGTTGCTTGTAGTGTAGGGTCTGCTTTAACTCCAAACAAAGGTTTAAACTTAGCAGAATTGTAAATGATACTATCACTGATAGCCTTGTAGTTATCTAGTGAACTATAATCTGTTTGTAGTTCTTCGCTGGTTGGCGCAGAAGGTTCTGTAAGTTGTCCGGTAGTATCTTGTATCCATGCTTGATAATCAATTTGATATTGTTGTGTTAGCACATACAAGTCAATGATGTTATTTGGGCTTGGATCGATTCTTCTATTGTTTGGACTGTTATGACGATATTGGAAATACAAATCCTGACGGCCTAATTTAGAAGAATATCCAGTAACCTCTGAAATGGTATACACTGCGCCACTAACACTTAGTTGATAGAAAGTATCAATGTTAGGAATATAAAACAGTTGGTTATCTTGATACAAAGTCTTGGCCTGCTCAATAGCACGCAAGGTGCTGTAAGTAGATACCACTGTGGCATTATCTACAGGGGTTTTTACTACAAAGTTGTCATATCCTACAGTGTCTTGGAAGTATACATACTTGTTTTCTGTATTAATCCCCGGATTTACAATCAAATCAAACAATTCCGGATTATCCGGAATGCCATCGTTATCACTATCACTAAATGTTACTAACATTTTGTTAATGTTTACGTAACCGTCAACTTCAACAATGTTCTTGTTAATGTACCAAGTGTAGTCTAACGCCAACGGATAACTATCGTCCGGATTAGAATTTATCTTCAATACTTTAATTTGGTCATGAACTGTCATACCTGTCTTGGCGTCATAAATTTTAGTAGTACCGTCGTAATAGAAATTTGTTTCTAGTACGCTTTCAAATACATAACGTAGACCACGATAGCTGACCGTATAAGTTTTTCCTACTGTGTTAAATGCTATTAGCCAACTTGCATCTTTTGCCTGTCCGCTAGTGTCACCTGTCCACGTTAAGTTAAAGTCACTGGTTGTATCTAAATCAGCAGGAAGGATAATTTTCCAACTGCCTGATGCTGTGTCGTAGCGCAGACCAAAGTTAGCATACGCTTGAATGTATCCCACCATAGAGGTTACTAGTGAAGTAGCAAAACTATTATTAAATACTGCAAAAACTTTATCGCCAATCACCGATTGTTGTGTACCATCTGCGGCTAAAGGAATAATTTGATTTAGTGTCACAGGACCTGCGCCGCTGGCTAAATTGCCTTGGCCGCCATTTGTGCCGTCCCCTACTACTAATTCAACTGCCGCATAAACATAGTATGTGTCACCGGGTTTACTCGGTGTGCCCGCTTTAACATAGTTATTTGCATCAAAGTAGTTTCCTGGGCCTGCTGAGAATCGAACAATCGCACCTTGTTGGATGTATTTGTTGGTGTTAGCAACTACATCGCCTATCTGTAAAATCTTACCATCTACGTCTACAAAATATCCTGTGCAACCGTTAGCAATAACAGTTGAGGTGTGCCAGTAGACGTTAGTTAAAACAATCAGAGGATAATCTGCGTAGAACATCTGTTGAGTTTCTGTCGCTAGTGCTATAGGTTGAATACGATCATAAATTACACGATAGATATCATTTGATGTGTTGTAGTCAAAACTAAATGTATCCGTAAAACTGTCGCGGAATAAAATACCATCTTGTGCAAAGATGTTAGTTGATGAATACTTACCTGTTACGTCAATAACGTCTAAGTAACGACTAACACCAGAACTAGTACGGTTAACTGCTTTGGCTTTAATGATGTTGCTGAATAGTGTATAAGGCAAGATATTGTAATCTTCACCTGTGACCATACGATTCTGTGTGTAGAATTGCTGTGGTGCTTTTTGTTTAATATCATCAAGACTTTCACGTGTACTAGAATTAGCAACTGTGTATTGTAGACTAGCACTGATGTTTAGTACTTCGACACGGCCTGTTTGACTAATATAGTTAATAGGAATGATGACATTCTGCATTTCATCAGGGGTGATTTTATATTGAAGACCATTTGATGTTCTGTAGTAAAGTCTATAACGACCAACTGGAATGTTAGCAAATGCACCATCACCAAACACTAGATCAATTTGATCTCCTGCACGTGAATTTACTTGGAAAATATTACGCTCTGTACTATTATTGTAAACTACGTTTGTGTTAGCTACTGCTGGTACTTGCACCCACTCGTTGCCTAGATTACCGTTATTGTCAACACTATACAACCATATATCATTGTTGTTGATATTATTGGCGTTAACGCTGTAAACTCTATTGGGTACACTTTCTTGGAAATTAAAGTCTACGCTTTGCAGTGTACCTTGTACAAAGTACATAAAATAACCAGTGTTGTTACTGTTATTACCTAGGCCGTCATTTTTATACAAGAAGTTAAATGGCACATTCAGATTTGGTGCAACTTCATAAACAAAACTTTCGCCTGAACTAGTAGCACTGACCACCTCAAAGTTCATACTAGTGCCCGCCACTGTGGCTTTAATAGGGTATGTTGCTAACGTGTTAAGAACATAGTTAATTTGATATTCTTCTGTGGTAACACCTGCAATAATCTGACTGTTTGCCGGTTTACCAATTACTTGATTTGATTGTAAAGCAGCATTCAGAATAACAGTAAACTGTTCTAACCAATTATTGTTAGCAGAATCTGCCCAATTAACTACTAGTCCTGCAAGATTAATGCCGTTGCTGTCGAACACACTTTCAGTTGTTGACACGCTATTAAATTTTAGGTAGCCTCGACTTGCAATATTACGTTTAGGGTTGTATGAAATTAATCGTGCCAGTTTTAAAATACTGTCACGGCGTTGTGCTGTATCAATAAAGTTTTCACGTGCGTTTAAGTCGCCGCGGAACGCAATTGATTGGCCCAAGAAAGCAATCATATCAATTAGTGCGATAAACTCACTAGATTCAATATAATCGTTAAAATCTTCAGGATAATATAGTTGAAGATAACTGATCATCGAAGCACGTAGAGTTTCAAAGTCATAGCTTTGGAAATCTGCGTTGCGGAAACTTTGATATAGTTTTGTCCAGTCTTCTGCGACTAATAAACTAGTCTGTCTCGTTGTAATTGCCATACGTTATTCCTAATATAATGTATTTATCTTAGAAATAAACAGCGTAGTTTATATTACTGTGTAGTTAGAGTTTGATTTTCGCCGTTAAAGCGCAAGAGCATAGTGTTGGTCTGATTAGTTAAAACATAGCGCAACTGTAGCTCTATTAGGATACCTTGGTCGTATTCTGTAATAATGATGTTGTCAAAACTCACGCGAGGATCATAGGCCGCAATAGCCTGGATGTCTTGCGTGATGACACTTTTTAAGTCTTCAGTGAAAGGTTCGTATAAGACGTTCCAGATAATAGTACCAAAGTTAGGACGCATGAGTTTCTCGCCTTTGCGAATATTGAAGTGATTTAAAATATCCTGCTTAATCAAATCAAAGTCAGTAAGACGAAAGTTACTCGATGAACCTAATGTACTAAAACCTTTATATGTAGCCATAATAATATTTATCCAGCATTAATGGCGGGTAGTTGTGGTGCCAATACACTCACAGCATACTTACCTTGGTTGAATATTTCTGCGCCGGGCCCACTGCCTTGGCGGAATTTTAATGCTGCATCTGTACCTAATTTCTGCGCAACTGCCATCATACCTGCAACATCCTCGGGGGTTTGCTCACTGGTGATTGCTCCACTGGCCACTAAGGCTGTGTAATTTGATTTAGATACTAGATTTAAAACATTTTCTTGTTCAGCACCGTTTGCTAAGAAACTTGAAACATCTGATATGCCATTGGTGCCTAGCCAACTATTAGGATTCTGCAGGTCGGCGTTACTAGTAACAGTACTCTTAAGATACCCGGCATCTTGCAGGGACTTATAGTCAAATTGATATTTTCCAAGTGTGCCATCTTCGCCAGTAGTAGAATAATCTTTCCCTTTACCAAGTTGTGAAGATAGTGCAGTGGTTTGATCAAGTGATAGCGTACCTACTGCCTCTTTGGCGGCGGGCTGATTGCGAATATCTTTAACTGTAGCCCCATTTGATACCCCTGTAGTGGCGGTATTTTTAGTAGCGTCAACATCGCCACTATATGGTTTAGGTTGTATGCCTGGACTTTCTGGGATATAGAACACCCCCTTGGTGCCACGAGCATATGGTTCATGAGTTGGAGCAATACCAACAATAGTTTGTTGAACTCCTGGTTTTGTAACCCAACTTGTTCCAACTGGTAATGTGTCAGGCAACTGAGCAGTTTGTAATTTTTTTACATCTTGAAGAGAATCAACTCCGCCACTATTTTGAAGTATAGAAGATGCTTGTAGTGCTATTGTACCGTCACTCTTAACACTAATTTTTCCACTTGCGTCTATTTTATATGCAGCCGTTTTTATTTCTGTGCCTGCTTTTGCTGTTATACGCAGTTTGCCATCGGCTAGCACATCTACTTTAGTTGTTTCTAAACTAATTCCAGACCCTGAACGCATTTTAATTTGCCCACCGACATCCAGATTAAAGTCGCCGTCAGCTTTTAAGTTAACACTACCTTCAGTGCGCAAGGCAAAGCCACCTTTAGAAAATACAAGTATACTGCCGTCTTTGGCTAATTCAATCCAACTCTTACCAGTACCGTGAGCAATATATAATGTTTCATTTGTGTCGTGCATCAGAATCTGATGTCCTTTAGCAGTACGAAGTCTAATCAATTGATCTTCGCCTGTGGTAGCCCCATCATCTAGCACAAATGTATGCCCACCTTTGCGTGCTTTTACATTTTGATACTTGGGATCTAATTTACCTGATTTAAGGCTGGCTAGATAGTTGTTATCGTCAGCAGGGTCATCTACTGGGCGACCGGGAGTGCTAATACCAAATACAAAACTAGGACTTTCACGTTGACTACTACTAGATAGCGGGCCGCGAATGTAATCTTTATCCAATCCTTGTGATTTATAGATATCCCATTGGTAAGTATGCACTGGTTTATTATTGTTGTAGAAGGCGTTGTTAGTAAAGTCTTTAGTGTATTCATTAAACTCCACTACTGGTAATATGTCTGTATCTTTTAGCCCTTTGCCCCCACCTGCGATACTAGTCTTATCTATATTTTTAGTACCTGCGATGCCGGGTACCATATAGTGACTTAGATGCGGGTTCACACAGGCCACCCAGTAGCCGCGCATCGGATCGCCAGCAATAAAAAGTACAATAACCTGTACCCCCACATCTGGCGGAACGAACCACATACCATACGTATGCTGAACTACGCCAACTCTATTTTCTAGACTAGGGCGTTCAGTTGAGCTTAAGGTCTGTGGGGTATACCCCATGAATGGACTAGCGTAACTTACTGTGCGCCAATTTTTAGGATCATCTTCAGGACCGCCTAGGTCGGGAATATACACTTGTAGTCGCCCGCTGCGTGTAGGATCTAAATTATTCTTTACAATACCAATATACGGATACGGATCAACACGAGTACCAGACGCTTCTTCGCGGCGAGCATTTTTAATTACTTTATTACCTATTCTACTATCAATTGCCATGTGTTATTCCTATACTGCTTGATTAATTTTTTGCTGTAATGCTTGCTCTTGCTCGGTTGCATTTTGAACTTTAGTGCTTATTACTGCTGCAGCTGTTACTTTAGTGTTTAATAAATTCTGTTGATAACTTATACTTGCCTGTTGTTCGGATATTAACGCATTAGCCGATTCAGGCGTCATTGTTCCGCTTGCTAGTTTTGATCGAGCTCGGTCAATGATTGCCTGTTTCTGCCCTATACTAGATTGTAAACTACTAATTTCTGATTGTGCGCTACGGTATTCAGCATTCAACGGGGCAGTTGATGTTTGAAGTGTTTTTAATTCTTGTTGTAGTGCAAGTTTACCTTCGCTTGGCGCTTGCGGGGTTGGTATTGGTGGTTGTTGATTTTGCGCACTTATATCAACTGTTGGCGCTGTATCTTTGATTGCCTTAAGATCCTGTTGTTCGTTTGTTAGTGGTGGTAACTCAGCATTGTTTGTCTGAGCTGCATCTTGATCTTGCCCTGCGGTTTGATCAACAGTTGAATCAGCTGCATCTGCTGTATTAGGGGCCGATGTTCCTGATACTAGCATAGTAGGAACAGTTGGTGCGTCTATAGAAACGCCCAATGTACCCGGAACATTATTTGTCCCAACTCTGGCATTTGCTTTTTCTGTATTACTACCTACGTAGTCAAATGCCACTTGTCTTGGTATACGAATTAATGTTAGATCTTGTATAAATTTGCCTTGGCTAAAGTTACTATCAACTTTAAGTACCTGATATAGTCCACTAAACACGCTGTTGCGTTGCCCAGCATCGTATTTCATAAAGCCGGTTGCATCATCTATATCTCGAGGCACTTTAAACAATACCTGTACATAGACACTACCATCATCCATTACTAAACTGCCGCCACCAGGTAATAGTCTTGGATCAACCGTAGTTGAAATATTTGTAGACTGTGCTTCGCCTTGATAAAATACATCGTCTTGTTTAATAAAATCAGGATCACCTAATATTTTTAATCGAACGCGAATCATATCTGCTTCGCTACTAGACATTAAACTTTCAGCCACGTCAACTGCAGCAACTTCTTTAGTTGTTGTTGGATTCCCTGTAGCAGCACCTTTAGAGTTTTGTACAACTGGTTTCATAACCAACGGCATCACCACATTAAAATCTATGCCGTTGCCAGGGCCGTTGTAATTACTAGCGTTGTCTACACTATATTCTTCTGTGTAGCTATCACCAGTTGGAGCGGTGACACTCATGCTACTTCTATTTGCTGTTTGTTGAATATAATACAGTGCATCAAACTTGATATCTATGTCGATAACGTCGTCATTTTTTCCAGTAAAGAAATAATTATAATTTTTAGTAGGCGTCACTACAATGCCTTGTGGCGCAAGATCGTTTTTAACATTGTATAATTTATAAGGCTTAACTGTATAAGTTACTTCTTTAGCCCAAATGCCTCGTTTGTCATCATAACCAAGCAATCGAACTTTAGGTATAATTCTAAACCATTTCATTGGTTTATTTTTCATTTCTTCTTTTCTTGACTGATATTCTTCTTGACTAACGCCGTCGGGTATAACTAGTTGGTCATGAATGTAACTACTGTTACGAATAACATATTCTAGAAGTTTTTCAATGGTAGTCCCGTAGTTTATACTAAAAATACCGCGTGTAATATCGTAGATGTTTTGATTGCTGCCCACGTCGGATAACTTCATACTAACAGTATCTTTGTTATTTTCATTCTTCTTCATGGGCGTGCTTTTTGGCGTGTTTCTGTTTTCCTCTACAAATGTAGCAGACCCGATTACATTCTCTCCCGTGTCCGGGTCGGGTAAAAATTCAAATCGATACACATCTGCTATTGATATTTTATTGGCTTCTTTAAGACCCTGGTAATATGCGTTAATTGCAGTGCCAAATGAATCAACGTTTATCGATGATTTAGCAGCCCCTTGGTTTAAAGAATTAAACAGCATACTAGGCGCATTTAATGTTTGCGCTGTCTGTGTATCAGTACGTTGCCTTTGCTGTAAGTCTGCCTTAGAAACTAATGCCTGAGCATAAGTGTCATCTGCGGTGCCCTCGACACTTTGGAAGAAATCTCCCACAGTTCTAGCTACAACTTCCATGTTGGCCGGCACTGTAACTGTTGATGTCTCAAATGCGGCATGTCCCCATGGCCTTGCGCTGATAGCATATTCGGCACCTTTTTCTGTTACCTTGATCCCCATGTTGGTAAATTTCACTGGGAATCGTTTTTGCAATTCTTGAATTGATCCCAATAGGTTTCCAGCGTCGTCAACTGCAAAGAAATCTATCTGTACCAAGTAAGGCATTTCAAGATAATTTTTGCCCCCCAATTCTTCTGTCACTGCTAATATTCGTTCGACCAAAGTAAACCCGTAGGGCTCGATTAAGGTAAATTTTAAATCAACTGCATTAGTATTTCTACTCTCATCATTCGGTGAGATAATAGTTGATAAGTTAAAATCGTTAAAATAAAAATCTTCGTTAAAATGTTTATTTCTTGGGAAAATATCACTGTGGCGACCGGCACTGGCAATTAGTACATTTTTAGGAGTATATTTTTGTGTTAACACAACATCGTTAAATTCCTCATTGGTCATGATGTGTAGACTAAGTGAATAAATGTAGGTAGAATATTCATGCAACCTATTAGGAATTGGTGGCACGTTAGCCAGATATATTTGAGATGCTTTAACATCTTCTTTAGGTCTTTCCTCAGGAGGAGCTGATCCAACTACTCCTTCAGGAACCCCACCCGATAGGGTTTGTGCAAATTGTATACGCTTTTGTAGCTGTGATCCACCAGATCTTTCATAATAGGTGTCCATTACTGTTGCAGAACCCGCCGCGGTGTTTTCGGCTTTAAGTCTGGCTCCAGCAGCTTTTTCGGTATTGTTTAATTCCCAATTGACATAATCTAATTGTTGATCTAACGTAGCATTTCTGACAGGGATTCCGTATTTTTTTTCAAATGTGGCCTGGCGATCGCCGCGCCATTGCGCAATGCCAGCAGCTCCTTGACCGCCACCTGCGCCATTGTATGCTTGGGGGTTAAGGTCAACACTAGATTCTGCTTGCAAATTGCCCACAATGCCTGCGGCTTGTGCATCAGTCCATCCTTTAGATTTAAAGAAGTTAACAGCATATTGAGCATTCTTTGTAATTGATGATGTGGCCATCTAAGTTAGATTCCTAACGCTGCTATTAGATTTTGTTTCTGCGGAATATAGATAGTTACCCCTGGCTCAAAATCAAACACAGGGTCT